GAGATCGATCCAACAACCAAGTTATACGAATATCCAGAGATCGACGAGGCTACTTCGTCTTTGTTGAGTCGGGGAGACGTGTTGGGGGTTACCCAGGGAGAATCACCTGCCATGAGGAGATTGTTCCGAGCCATACGCCCACAGTCAATGCTTGATTGTGTGTTTGCTACAGCGTTGATACGTCCAGTGGCTATGGAGGGAAGACGCAAGGCCGCATTCTTCAATGACTGGACATCAGATAGGATATCAGATGTGGTAGTGTGTGAAGATGATGCTATCATGCAGATATCCAAATTGATTGGATGTAGCACTTATGAAGCAGACATGTATCGCAGAGCGTTTGCCAAAAAGAATGAAGAACAAGTGATGCAGTTCATGACCAAACTAGGCAATCATCCACGCAAGGATGAAATATTTCGATCATTACAAGCACTGAGTGGTTTTGGATTGTGTAGGGCACACGCTGTAAATTTAGGTAGATTAATATGGGCATTGGCTTATCAAAAAGCACACAATGTACAAGGATTTTGGAAAGGAGCTCTCAAACACTGTAAAGGATCCTACAAACGTTGGGTGTACAAGACAGAAGCCAAAAGAGCTGGACTCGAACCCACAACCATTTCCAAAACAGATCGATGGGACGATCCTGTGTATCAATATAAAAAATATGGTTGGTGGTCTAGTAAATCTTTTCTACCAGGCTTCTACACAAAGCATCTATATCTTGACCGTGTAGAATTTTGCGGTTTAATCGCGAATGGAAGGGTCTACAAAGCCGGAAATAAAAAATACGTAACATTTGTTACACTAGGAGTAGATAACGGTTATTACATAGATATCACTATCAATCGACCCTTTTCATATACAGACAATGATGTAGTGCGTGGTATTGGAAGAATTAAACATCTCAACAATTCAGATTACATTGAAGCCATTGAATGTGAATCGATATCAATTGATAAGTTTTATAACTAAGCAGTTTGAACTAATTTAAGTTTTGCTGGAGTAAGTTTTGGTAATGGATTTCGAGATCCTACTGCTTCTGCTATAGTGCTGAAGCCATCTGCTTTCAGCAGTTTAACCAAACCTCTGTTGATCTCATTAATATTTTGTGGGCCATCGAAAATCATTGTGGTAATCATGTGGCACAGACTTGCGCCGGATGTAATTTTTTCATAAGCATCTTTGGCATTGAATATTCCGCCTACGCCGATAATTGTAAGTTTGCCCCTAGTTCTTCTATACACATGTCGAACTACATTTGTCGAAATACGTTGTAATGGCAAGCCACTCATTGCGCCTTTGCCTGCAGGCAATAATCCTTTTGTTGTAGGATATTCATCTGGCCTATGTTCTGTGTTATATTTTGGTTTAGCAAGATTGGTACAAACAACCCCTTCCATTTTATGTTCAACACATGCATCAACAATTGTGTCTATCTCTTGTTCTGACATGTCAGCTGCCAACTTTACATAGATAGGTTTAGCTGTGATAGGCCTGATGTGTTTGTTGATCGCAGTCAACAGTGCATCAAGTTTGTCTTTGTCGACAAATGGTTCACCTTCTTGTGTGTTAGGACAACTGATGTTGACAGTGTAATAATCACCAATGTCTTTGAACAGTGTCATTGTTTTCAGATAGTCAGCGATGGATGAGTCCAGATCAAATTTGGACGACATGTTAGATAGTGCGGCATTGATGCCCACACGCAGTCTTCCAAACTTTTGTCCTTTGAGTCTTGCTGATAGTTTTTCCGCTCCCATGTTGTTCAGTCCATACCATACAACAATTGACTTGGACTTGATCATTCTGAACAAACGTTTGCCAGGATTGCCTGGACATATTTCTCCTGTGATTGATCCTAGTTCAGCAAGTCCGAAACCGAGATTAGGATATATCTTTGTAAGTTCCCCATCTTTGTCAAACCCAGCAGACAGTCCAATTGGATTTCTGTATTTGATGCCATCAACTTCAGTGTTAAGACTTTTGTGTCCATAGTCAAATAACAAACTTGTAAATGCTTTAGTGATAGGATTACTACCTAAGAACACACCAATTCGTTTCATGGAGTAGTGTGCTTGTTCTGGATCCATTAAAAAGATCATAGGACGCATTATCCTAAACAATATGCGTAATACTAAATTTCTGATGCCTATTATGAAGTTCATGTACTATTACTATTTAAACATAAATCCTTCGATTAATAAGTGCAATTTATTAATTGATTAATAAAAAATATTAATGTTTTTTTAGGTTTACCCGACACTACCTTCTAAACTAATTTCAACAAGTTTTTGTGCCTCAACAGCAAACTCCATTGGTAAATGTTGTAATACCTCTTTACAAAAACCATTTACAATTAAACCTACAGCATCTTCGCTGTTTAGTCCTCTTTGCTGACAATAAAACAATTGATCCTCATTAATTTTTGAAGTGGTTGCTTCATGTTCAACCATTGAGTCTGCGTTGCTTGATTCAATATACGGCACAGTATGAGCTCCGCACTTGTTCCCAATCAACAATGAGTCACACTGTGTAAAGTTTCTTGACTTGGATGCTTTTGGTGTGATCTTAACTAAACCTCGATAGGTGTTGTTTGCTTTGCCAGCTGATATTCCTTTTGATATTATTTTAGAAGATGTATTTTTACCAATGTGTATCATCTTAGTGCCTGTGTCAGCTTGTTGCATATTATTTGTTATGGCCACTGAATAAAATTCACCTTTGGAATGATCACCTTGTAATACACAACTTGGATATTTCCAAGTAATAGCTGATCCAGTTTCAACTTGTGTCCATGATATTTTTGAATTAGTGCCCCTACACGCTCCTCTTTTAGTAACAAAATTGTATATGCCACCTTTGCCATCTTTATCTCCTGGATACCAATTTTGAACAGTAGAATATTTTATTTCAGCATTATCCAACGCAACCAATTCAACATTGGCGGCATGTAATTGATTTTCATCACGCATTGGAGCTGTGCAACCTTCAAGATAACTTACATAGCTGTCGTTGTCTGCTATAATCAAAGTTCTTTCAAACTGTCCTGTGTTCATAGCATTAATTCTAAAATATGTTGATAATTCTACAGGACATCTTACTCCTTTTGGAATATAAACAAAAGACCCATCTGTAAACACAGCAGAATTTAAAGCTGCGAAGGAATGATCTGTTACTGGAATTACACTGCCTAAATATTTTTTAACTAGATCAGGATGTGTATTGACTGCCTCTGATATAGAACAAAAAATTATACCAAGATCATTTAATTGTTTTTTATATGTGGTTGCGACTGATACACTATCAAATACAGCGTCAACAGCTATGCCGGATAACATCTTTTGTTCCTTTAATGGAATACCAAGTTTTTCATAAGTTTTAATTATTTCTGGATCAATGTCATCCAGTGACTTTGGTTTGTCTTTGAGACTTTTGGGAGATGAATAATAGTAATAATCTTGGAAATCTATTTTAGGAATTTTAAGTTTTGCCCATTGAGGCTCAGGTAACTTATTGAAAACTTTTAAGGCGTTTAATCGCCAATCTAACATCCATTGCGGTTCTTTTTTTTGAGATGATATAAACCTAACTGTGTGCTCATCTAGTCCTTTGGGAGGCTTGATTTCATCAACATCAGTGTAAAATCCATATTTGTATTCATTATTAGCTAACGAATTTACTTGTTCAATTGTTTGCTCTGTAGCTGACATTATCTATAAATTTTTTTCTTCTTTTTGATTTTGTCTTGTAACATCATTATACCATACATCAATGCTTCCGCTGTTGGAGGACAGCCTGGTACATATATGTCAACAGGAACTATTCGATCACAACCACGTACGACTGAATATGAATAATGATAGTATCCGCCTCCATTGGCACATGATCCCATTGATATTACCCAACGCGGCTCTGGCATTTGATCATAAACTTTTCTAAGTGCTGACGCCATTTTGTTTGTCAGTGTACCAGCAACTATCATTACATCTGATTGTCTTGGCGATCCTCTAGGAATAACTCCTAGTCTGTCGAGATCATATCTACTCATGTAAGAATGCATCATCTCGACGCCACAACATGCTAAGCCAAAGGTCATCGGCCATAATGATCCTGAACGTGCCCAGTTTATTAAGTTTTCAAAACTTTGGACCACAAATCCTTTTTTCATAAACACTTCGTCTATGTTTAAACTATTGTATTTTTCAACATCACTCATTGTGTACAAATAATTATGCGGCGTTATTTTTAATTGTATCTCTTAGTTTTGATTTTGGAATATCAATCATACGTTTATCACAAGCCGCTGTGATAACACAGGTACCACATCCAGGTGATCTTGACTTACATACTTTCTTAGCATGAGTAATCAACCACATGTGAGCACCATACTTGTATTTGCTAGGAGTAGTGCTATTAACTGTGACTGATGCTTTCCCCTCATCGAGACTATCTGCCCATCCTAATCTCCATAGCAGTCTGAACACATGAGTGTCAACAGCAATGTGTGGTTCTCCCCAAACAAAACGCATGACAATGTCTGAACTCTTTCTACCAACACCAGGCAGGCTCATTAGTTCCTTTTGTGTTTGTGGAACTCGCCCATCAAACTTTTCAATTAACATTTTACTAGTTGCTAAGATGTTTTTGCTTTTAGCATTATATAAACCAGCTGGCTTGATTGCTGTTATAATTTCTTCTTGACTAAGTTGTATCATATCCTGCGGAGTGTCAGCTAATTTAAACAATTGATCACATGCCACCGCTGTTCTTTTGTCTTGACTTTGTGCTGACAGCATCACTCCAATCAGACTGGTGTAGGCATGAGCATATATTTTTGCTTTTGGTTTTCTATTGGTGTATCGTGGATATAGTTTACTCAACTTATCATAGATAAAATCTATTTCATGTATGTCTTTCAATTAATTTTTGCCTAAGTTTTTAATTAGATCTTTTATTTTACTTGACTCGACTGTGGCCCGAACTTTACCAATATCATCTTTTGGTTGTTCATTTGATGTGTGTTCTGCTTTTGGCTCAGATGACACTGTTGATGTCCTTTTGAGATTAGTGTATATTGATGGTGCTTGTTTTTTAAATGATTGATATTCTTCATCTTCTGCCAAGTCTAATATTCGCAGTGTATCCACATTGAACTCCAAGTCTACTTTGTGACCTACTCCAGAACTTGATCTTGTTTTCATAAACTGTATTTGATATTTGCCACGTTCTCTCATTGCTCTTGATGTAAAGATACCAATCACATTGTCTGCTGTTTGTATCTTGCTCAGTCCACCACTGATGTGCGAATGATCAAATTCAATCTCTTCAACACTGGCTCTATTCAACTGCGATGCTGTGATCAACAAACAGTTGATATCCACTGCCAAGTTTCTCAACTCTTCAGATACATACTTGTCCTTGACAAACAAGTCACTGGGCGATACTCTCCTATTCATTGGCATCAAAAGATCCAAATAGTCGATCAGTATCACATCACATGTTAGATTGTGTTGTATCTCAAACTCTTTAATATATGCTCTAATATCTAAAGCTGTAGCACCAGATGAAATGTATTTTATTCTTAACTTGCCTGATGTCTTTGCTTTCATCTTAACTTTGAGATCAACTGTGTCCAAGTCTTTGTATATCTCACGTGTCGGAGTTTCAGTCATCATGGCATCGATCCTCATTGCTGTAAGTTTCTCACTCAACTCCAGTGTAATATAACACACGTTTAATCCTTGTTCAGCATAGTTTACTGCCAAGTTTTGTAGGAACAAACTCTTACCAGCACCAGATCCACCAGCAAAAATATTCAGTTCGCCTCTGTTGAATCCACCAAACAGTTTCTTGTCAAAGTTTTTCCAACCAGTTGGCACCATGCCATTGTTATCTTTCAGTGCCTGTAGTCTTGCTTTAGGATCTTCGAAGTAGTCAAGACCCATGTCTTTGGTCAGTCCTACTTCAACTGCCTTTTTAATCTTGTCTTCAACAGATCCATATTCGCCTTTTTCCAACATGTCAGCAGATGCTAGTATGGCAGATTCAAGCGACTTGTGTCTCGCAAATCTTTCATACTCATCTAAAAACCAATCAAAGTGTTTCGGATCAATGTCAGCGGCTGATTGTAGATCTGCTCCTGTTTTAGCATTGACCATTTCAACATCTGGCAGTGTCTTGTATTCATTGGCATATTCATATATAAACTTAGCCGCTTCTCTTAGATGTGCATCATAGTGGGAATACTTGAATATGTTTTGTGCTCTCACAAATGACTCAGCATCAGCAAGAAACATTTCCAAAAATAATTTTTGTAGTTCTTTTGTATATTCCACTGTTATATTATAATACCTTTCTTAACATGTGTCATCTCTCATAATTGGTTATCAAAAGTTCTTTTCTTTCGTTCTGGTCTTTCATATAGGATCCGGTAGATCTCATGGTATATTTTAGATCCCATTGTAAACAATGATATGTTTTATATTTTTCGATAAGTTTTTGATTTGCGTTATATGTTATCATGAATGGACTTGATACAGCATCAACTTGAGATTTAAATTCATCATGATTAAAGGTTTTGTGTTTGTCTCCATCTTTGCCATACAAAAATGATTTAATGTCATAGGGAGGATCCAAAAATAAAAAATCGTTTCCATTAACCATAAAATAACTATAGTCTAAATTTGAAATGTTCCAACCACCAATAAGACGTTGATAGTCTGGAAGTTTGTTTATACTGTTAACAGTGAAGTTTCCGTCATAGGCTTGTTTAGAAAATGAAGAAGTTGCCAAACCAGAGAACGAACACTTGTTGGCAATGTAAAATGAACAAGCAATCGTAAACATATCTAATTGTTCTTCATGCATCCATTTTTGTGCATCATGATACATTTCCCGCTGTGCATCTTCTGAATGTTCTGTCGATCTTTTTATGTCTAACAATCTCCTTGTCATCTCAGTGCCTTGTTCTCTTAACTGGTACCAGAAAGTGTACAAAGGATGATATGCATCATTCACATGTATATTTGCTTTAGGAAATTTTTGCGTTATCCATAAAGCAACTGATCCGCCACCAAGAAAAGGTTCAACATAAGATTCAATATTGTCAGGAAAATGTTGTCCTAAAAATTTCATAGCACGTGACTTACCGCCTGGATAACGGAGTGGAGTTTTTAATTTGAATAGAGTCATACCAACCATCCTGTTATCGCATATCTTGTTCTGTCTCTAACCACCTCAGTAACCATATGCCTGTTTTTATTGTCACGAACATCAAATAGAACCAAACTCCCTGCTTGTGGTATAAACATTTGCCAGTGCGTGTTTTTGTCAAAGGCTATGTTACCACCCCATTCTGGTTTCCACCCTCTATGAAAATAAAATAGATATGTCATACGTCTATCATGCACGGCATCAGAATGCGGAGTTAGATAGTGTCCTTTAGAATAAGCACTTGCCCAGCAACTCAATGTTTTTTTTACTTCGATGCTTGTATGAAAATTAACAAAGTCTATAAATTGGCTCGAATTAATATAGTCAACCAATTCGTGTTTAGGTGAAAGACTTTTCGAAAATTCATAGGTAAAAATTTGATTGTCTAGTCTAGCACTAGACTTAAATTGTAATTTTTCTAGCATTTCTAAAACACTATTGCTTTGTTCCAACGTCAATGCTTGTTCAAATGTCCATATTGAATTATCAAATTCTTTTTTAAGATTAGCATTTATATTCATAATTCTTTTTTCAGTCCAGCTGTCCATTCTTTGAAAGTTAAGCGGTTACGTTTATATTTTCCTTTTGTGCTTATAGGCATAGACATTCTTAAATCTTGCCACTGTTCAAAAAGTTCTTTTGCTTTGTGTTTATTTCCTCTATACATATAATATCTTGCTTTGTCTCTAATATTGTTAGGTTTTTTCCATTCAGTATGTCTTTCAGCATTTCTTACTTTATCAACTCGCTTTCTTATTTCTGGATTGTCATACTGTCCAACTAATGCACCGTCTTTGTAATTAGGATTGGCTGTGCCTCCCATTAATCCTCCATTTTCGTCTATAAGATTTAGAAACTTTTTACTTGTAACAACATTTAACTTTTTAGAATAATCTATTGCTACTGAAGTGAATTCTTTTATATTATCACTTTCAAATAAAACTTCAGTTGTGACATCATTACCATAAATTTTTAAATGCCTACGCCACAGTGTGCCAGAACCTTTATATGTAAACGGATCACGCACTGTTTGTCCTAAATATTTTTTCCCTGTCAGATTATGTGTTTTAAGATAAAGAGATTGTTTCATAACAATTTAAACTTTTCATATTCTGCCTTCAATGTTTTTTTACCAGCATTTTGGAAATTAATTGTAACAGTGTTATTAATACAAGACTGCACTTGTCCTTGTCCCCATTCGGGATAATCAACGTGTTCAACTATTGTTCCTGGCACAAGTATTGATTCTGAATTTTCATACATAATTTATTTTTCCTTTGTATTTTAGATCCATAATTTCTCCTGAAGTCTTATTTTAGTTTTCGAATCAAACACATATTTGAGAATAGCCTGCATAGTAAGTATCCTTCCATATTTTTGGACTGCATCATTTACATCTTTAACATTAGTATCCCAAGGAGGCATAGACACTGCCCATCCCCATTCTATTGCTTGTTCAATTAGTTTGGTGCCTGCTTTATCTCTATCTGGAACAACTATAACTTTTCTGTTCAAAGCATCGATCTGTAATTTTTGTTTGTGGGCAATTTCCGATCCAAGTATAGCGACGCCATCTATTTGGATAGCATCGAATATTCCTTCTACTAGTATTACAAATTTTCGAGACCAATGTTGATTGTCAAGATTAAACAGTGTTCCTGGTTGGACTTGGGCAAAATATTTTGGACTCATCTCTTTAGTTGCCCTAGCAACATATCCAATCAATTTGTTGTGCCAACGTATAGGAACTATGACTCTGTCTTTCATAGACTTTGGTGCTTCATAAAAGGTGTGTGGCACATCCACAATCCCACGCTCCATTAGATATGAATTTGTTCGTATTGGCTCAGCATCTTCAGGCAGTTTAACTGTGTCAAATTTTATTTCGTTATCTAGTTTTTTTTGTTCTGGATTCACTTCTTGGGATATAGCCATAGCTTTCATTGCTAACTTTGAAATAACACTAGTAGGAACGTTTAACCATGTTAGCAGTTTTCGAAATCTATTGTTTAAGTATCTACCTGGAGTGTAGTTTGCTTTGAAGCCGCAATTGAAACAGTGGTAATTTACACTACCATCTCCTGAATACATTATACCTCCACGTTGTCTTGTATCTGGTGATTCACCTTGATGTTGACAACAACGAGCATCGAACGATATCCATCCTGATGGTGTTTTTTTTCTACGAGATGGAAGATGCGATTCAAGTGTGTGTTTGAGATCAGCAAACATAAAACTATTATACTTTAAAAGAAATATATGTCAAATAAAATAACCAATGTAAGTTATAATTTTATGATCGATATAAAATTTTGTCAAACCCTTGAAGTATTGTGCTTGAATCTAGTGATTGTGCCACAATGGCGATCCGTTTGTGTACACCAGTAAAATTTACATATTGGATATTACTTTCATCTGTGTAAGTCCTTGAGTCTATCAAATAAAAGTCTGTTTGTTGGGAATCAGTACCATATGACGCTCCTTCTGACATTGTGCCATATATTTTGATATTTCCGCTAAAGTTTGTTAGATAATATGCTACTGTGTGTAGAGCCGAATTTGAGTTTCGATTAGGTTGAGCATCAACTGTAGTTGAGATGAATTCATCATCTAATAAAATAAATGAAGTTATCAGTTGTGACTGATTAAATTCTGGCGTGGTAGATCCCACAACTTCAAATGCTATTGCGGCGTCATATCTTGTATCAGCATACAAAATTTTTACAGTTGAGTCGGTATCAGTAAATCTTAAAGCACCATGATAAAATATGGAGTCTAATTTTAACATATCTGATTCTGTAATAGTAAATTGTATTTGCCCTTTTGTTGATAGACTTGAACCATCATCTAGCACAGTTCCTACAATAGTTGTTACTAGATCATTGTTTTTATCAGATATTTGTAGTTCACATTCAGTGCCATTTACGAATTGTTTCTTTTGATCCTGATTCTTCACAACAATCGTGAATACATTGTCGAATTCTTTGTATAATTTTATTGATCTTTCG